ATCTAAATCCGCCAAGCTTCCAATTCTGAGAAGCCGCTGTATTTGCTATCTTTAATGATATCGCTCTGGCTCTAGCTCTGGTATCAACTTTTGTTGTTGATGAACTAATTGTGAAAGGCCCAAGTGCAGAACTTGATTGTGAGTCATTGGAGTAATTTCTTAATTGTAATGTAATTTGTGTGTTACCAGTTTGAGATACAAAGTCTGGTATAAATCTTCTTATCTTTGCAAAAAACTCACCATCACCACCTTGACTAATATCAAAATCTCCAGATTCAATGTTAGAAGTTATTGCAGTTGTAGCTGTTGATGTAACTTGATCTGTTCCAGTTTCATGCTCGTAATATATTGTGCAGCCATCTGTGTTACCAACCACATCATAAGAGTTATTAGAGTCGGCATCATAATCTGTTGCGTGTGGTTTACCAAACACGGCAGAATCTTGCCATGTTGTTCTATCTAATGTGCTTGTAGTCCAAACAGGTCTTTGAGGTGTGGACTCAACATAATTATAAGTTACACATTTATCTATTACTGTTGATCCTGTAGAACAGTAAAACCAGTTAATCTCACCAAACAAGTTATTTAGTCCAGCGTTGATAAGCTGATTGGCTGTAGTATTTAAATCATTGTAAACAAAATCTTCTACTAAGCATGGCAGTGATTGTAAGGCACCGGCATATTTAAAGAAACCATTCTCTGAAAACCAGTATGCTGCACCATCTACTTCTACCGCAGCGTTCTGTCCTATTAATCCACAGTTTGTTCCTACTTGTGCAAAACCAAAAGTAAATGGAGGACCAATAAATCTTTGTGTAAATAAAGCAGTATCCGTCCAAACATAAATCGCATCACGACCTCTAACCGCTCCCATAATTCTAGAGCCATCTGCAAGTCTCTGTGTACCGGCAGTGTTTGTAGCTGTTGGTGTGTAAGTGTTAATATCCTCTTGATTTGAGAATCTAATAAACATTTGATCTTGTGTAGTTTGATCTCCTATTGTTGTTTCTGTTCCAAAAAATACTAAGTGTCTATCTGGTGTAGATACAATCATGTCTCTCGATGCTGTTGGCGCGCCAGAAATAATTGTAGCTCTTGTTGCTGTAGCGTTTGATGCATCTGCATTCCATTCAAAAACTTGTCCGTTATGTATAAGTGCAATAATTTTACTACCAAAGTTATCAATAGACCAAAGACCTGGATCAATTGTTAAGTCACCAGAAGCTGCTTCACCCCACGCAACATAGTCGGATGTATTTGTAACTGTTGCTCCATCAGCATGAGAAGCTGCAGTTGTGCCTCTCGTTCCTCGCGTCACGCCTGTTAGCGTATTACCAGAGATTCCAGTGTAAGAAATATCTTCACTTCCTATTCTAATGTAATTTGTACCTGTTGATGGAAAGTTAACAACACTTGTTAAAACAACTGTTGTCGTTGTATCGTTGATAGCACCGTTAAGAGTCGTAGTTAGTGGGTTACTTGCTTCACCACCCCAAGACCCTAATCCATAACCAAAACCAGGTAACTGTTCAGCAGGTCCAACATTATAATAAGATTGAACTCTAATACCTCCAGATGTTGTAGCACCTGATCCAGTTTCTGCCGATGGCATTGTAATTGTTATTGTTAAGTTGGTTGGTGTACTAGCAACCATAAATTTTTTATCATCAAAATCAGAAGCACTGTAATTAGAGTTTGTGATAGTTGTAAAGTTATCTAATAAAATTATATCTCCAGGCGCAAGACCATGACCAGTAGCAAAAGTTATAGTTACTGTAGCTGAACCATTTGTTGTACTAAACGCATTTGTAAGTGTTGTTGTAGATTTAATCGGGTGTATATCATAAAATACACCTCCAGAGTAGGCATATAAAATTCTGTTAGTTCCTATAATAGAGTATTTGACTCCACCACTACTTACAATATGGTGCATAGCTCGAGCGGCACCAGTAAGTTTGTTAGATCCTAGTTGCTGCCAACCACCTATTTTCTCAGGTGTGCCATATCTAAATCTAACATTATCACCATTAACCCATTGACCTTCGGCCTGAGTATCTGTGATCTGTTTATTAAAACCTGGTAAGAACTGTACTTTTTGTAACGCCATAATTTTATATATACAAGTTTTTATACCGTTTTTAAAGCAAAAGTTATCCTAGGAGTATTTGGCTCTTTTGGAGCTAGGCCTCTGTGTTTTAGTCTAGCATCAAAAAATATCAACCTATTTTGAACAAAATTAACTTTTTTTATTTTATTATCTTTTTTTATTTCAAAACATCCTGAGTTTTTAGATAGTGTTTTTGTTACCATGAGAAGAATAGTATTAGTGCCATCGTCATCGTGCCAGTCTCCATCCATATCTTTAAATTGAACATTAATATACGCTCTTAATATTGATTTAAATTTAAATCGTTCTTTTAATTTTTCACAAATAAACTTAATTAAATTATCTTCTAGATTAACACCAGAATTATAAAAAGGATTAGATTCTTCGTGAGACTTATGCCCATAAAAATGAGGTGTTTCATAAACACAAATTTTATTTAAGAATTTAATTAGATCTTTTTCTAAAAAATTATCAATTATTATCAAATGTTATCCTCTCTAAATAAAATCAAAAACTATAGAATATCTGTGAGAATCTATATTATCAAAAACTTTATTTGGCATATACTCTACAGAATGTGATATAGAGCCATCAAACATTAAAATAGAATTTTCTATTGAAGGAAAAATTATTTTTTCATTTTCCAAACGAGTGCCATAACAATCTTGATTAGATTGTAGATAGTATACGCAAGTTAATTTTGTGTCATGGGAATGAAAAGTATATTTACTATCTTCCGTTGTAAGATTACACCAGCATTTAACAAGCTTAAGATTTTTATCTATATTTTTTACTAATTTTATAATTTTATTTTTTAATTTATTAAAAGATAAAACATCTTTTAATTTTTCATCTAAATCACTAGGTGTTTGAAATAAAGGAAAGCTTTTATTCCAAACTACATAATCTTTTGCAAACTGTAAATTTATAGCTTGTTTAATATTTTTTAAATCCTCTGCTTTACAGATATTAAATTCTCTATAAAATTTATTATTATTAACACTGGTTACTATCACTTTATTTTTTCTTTGCAAAATAACTAGGAAGACCTATCATAGGTCTACCATCATATTTATTCTTATCTGCATCTTTACTTTTTTGATTATTGTAATGTAAAAATACTTGACCACAATCTTGTCCCTCAAAAGCTTCTCTCCAATGCTCTAACTCACATCCTCTGTAAATAAGCATATCACCTGGATCTAAATTTATTTTTATACCTGCCATACCTTTTTTACCAGAGGGTTCTAAATATATTGGCCAAGGATCACCACCAAGATTTAAAGTTGTAGATATCTCGCAGCTAAACCTATCTGAGTGTCTGTGTAATATATCTCCATTTTTATAAATCCTAGCATAAGAATAAGTTGGAGATACTTTAAGACCTGTTTCTTTTTCCATTCTTGGAACTAATGAAACTAATAAAGTTTCCATAACCATATCTGCGTAATGAGAATATGTGTTTGGAACTTGTTCATCATTCCATACACCAAACATTTCTTCAAAAGGATGAAGATATTTTTCTTCAAATAAAAATTTTGTTACGGTTCTTTTATTTAAAAAATAAACATAACAAAAAGCAGCTAAATCAGGTGATATAGCTTTTTTAATTACTTTATATTTATTTTTTTTAAACGACATCTTTACTTATTTTATATAATTAATATTTATAACAATCCTATTTTTTTCATCTGTACACGTTGTTCCTGTGTGCATTTTTTTAGAATCAAACTCTATATATTTATTTTCTTCACTTTTAACTTCTTCGCCTGTTTCAAAAATTGTTTTTCCATTATTCGTATTAATATAAAAAATACCTGTTGTTATTTTTGCATTATCAAACTCCTCATCAATGTGCATTCCATGTTTAATAATACTAGAGGTCATGGGTTGTAAATTAGCTTTAATTCTAACTAAAAGACTTGGTTTTATCACATCTAATAAAAAAGATAAATTTCTAAAAAAATCAGAATGAATATGTCCATTATTAAAAAAAGTATGTGTAAATTGAAAATGATCTAGTGGATCTTTTTCACTAACAACCGTTTTATTAAAATACCAAGGAAAATCAGAAGAATCTAACAATCCTTTTATCATAAGAAAAGATTGTGGGGGTAAAAAATTATTCATTGTTTTTATCATATTTTATAATCTACCTTGTATTTTTTATTGTCTGTCCTCTCCTCACCATATTTTGATAAAACATCATTTATTGGAATTGCTCTACAATTAAAATGTATAAACCTAAATGGTTCGTAAGCATCATCTACTCTAAATTGATGAGGTAAGTAAGAATTAAAAACAATTAAATCACCTGGCCTTACTGTGTAATTAACTTGTGTGCTAGCTGGAGTAATTTTACTTGAGTCTTTTTGTGGTAAATCATTCATAATTTTACCAGCTCTCGGATCATCAAAAATAGGTAGTGATGTTTTCTCACTCGCTTTTAAAAAATAAAAACCAGATATATGCCCGTTATAATGTGTGTGTAAAGAATGATGACCTCCTCCAGCTTCAGCAAATTCTTGAACCCATAGTTCTGTTGTAAAAATTTTATAGTTAGTTAAGTCATAACCTTGCTCATCTAATAAGTTCCACGTTGTAGCCTCTATATAATCTGTAAATTTTTTAAACCCTGGTCTTCCTATTAAACTTGAAGAATGATGAACTAGAGCATGATCTTTTTTATCACCGCCCCAATTTTTATTTCTTTCTTTTATGAAAGCTTGGTTCTTTTCTTTTGCTAATTTAATATAAGGATCAGATAATTTATCTAAATCAGAGACCCACTCTGGTTTGTTCATAAAATATATTGGAGAGGCAAAATACCAAGACTGTGTTAAATTATCTTTGCTCATACAAAAGGATATCCACAGTTCCAAATAACTAAAGAGTATCTTGTTCCTGAAGTAACAGGTTTAACTCTGTGATAAACAAAAGAGGGAAAAACAACAATGGATCCTTTAGGTAATATGTTTTTGCATTCTTCAGTTATTGGTCTTTGTTCAGGTGATTTACTAAAAGCAAATTCTAATTCACCCCCTCTATAATTATTGGGGTCAGATAAAGAAACAGTTACAGATAATTTTCTAATTTTTCCTCTAAATTTTTCATCTATAGGTTCATTTTTTTCTTCTCCATAAGGCACTTCAAAACTATCACAATGCCAGTCATAAAATTGACCTTCACCATATTTAGTAAATTGACAATGCTCAGAAACATCGTATTTAAAATTCCAACCTGCATTAATATTTGCTTTTTCAACAAAAGGCATAATGGCTCTATAAACCCATAAATCATCTAACCAAACTAGTTTTGAATTTCTTTGTTTAAATAAATCTCTTTGTTGACTTTCACTTATATTTTTAAAATTACTAAGACCCCCTGTTAACGCAATTCTATCTGGCTTTGTTAAAGCATATCTTATTATTGAATCACATAAATGATGTGGAAGAGCGTTTTGAAAGCACCAGTAGTTATTTCTATAATTCATTTCTGTTTAAGATATTACAGATTTAAAAATAAAAGTAAATAGCTTAACTTTCCCAAGATGAAGTTTCAGGATTCCAAGAACGTACTATTGGGGTATCAGAGTCAATATTTACTTGATAATCATTAACTATCCATTTTTGATTATCTTCATCCCAAATAGCTCCTATTCTATAATCTTCGTCAGGAGCATCAGGTCTATTACCTACAAAATCTTCTGGTTGAGCTACAGGTGCCTCCCAAATAAAATTATCATTTAATGTCCAAGATGAAAAAGGTTGAGGAGCTATAAATACATTATTAATAGGATCATAGACAAAATTTATTCCAGCAAATCTACCTCTAAATCTACCACTGTATGAAGTTTGTTTCCACTCTCCACCTTTAAACCAAGTTTTACACCAAGTCTCTCCATCCACATGCATATCATTGTCTACTAAAGGACCATTTGAAGTTGAAATACCATTGTCTACCACCATCACTCTTTTTACAACCCAATGTGTATCTGTAGTAAATCCTGTTGGATCAGTTTTTTGTTCTATTTCTGCGAAATGAGCCATAACATTATGGAACAACAAAACAGCCGGTTGTGTTAAATGTGTGAATTACATTACAACCACTTGTTGTTCTAGTCCCTCCTGTTATTCTGTCGTTCCCTGTAACACTGTTTGCAAAAGATACAATAACCACTCCTGAGCCACCATTTCCTCCAAATTGTCTTTCCGGACCAGGGGCACCTCCGCCTCCACCGCCGCCGCCTGTGTTAGCAGTTCCTGATCTGTCTAAAGATGGTGCTGTATTGGGTACACTACCATATCTTGCTCCGGCTCCACCTCCGCCAGGTCCACCAGATCCACCGTTATTTTGAGGTCCACAAGGGCCTCCACCTGCTCCGGATCCACCGCCGCCTCCAGCTCGTAAAGTTGAATCTCCAGGCCAAGCATTACCACCAGCTCCGCCAGCTCCTCCGCCATAATAATTAGGTGATGCTGCTCCAGAGCCGCCGATACCGCCGCCTCCGCCGCCACCAACTCCTGTATTTCCTGGGCCTCCAGTAAATCTTCCTGGTCCTCCAGGATTACCTTGCCCTGCTCCTGGGGGAGATGAAGTTTTAGAAGGCGTGTTTCCAGAGCCTCCTGGCCCAGGATTTTCTCCTGAACCTCCACCAGATCCTCCGGATAGTCCTGTAGCACTAGGTCCTTTTCCTGCTCCTCCGCCAGTTGCATCAAAAGCTGCTACACAGCCTGCACCGCAGGTATTAAATGATGAATCAGATCCACTTGTAGAAGCGGTGCAGGGTGAAATACATAGTCCAGCTCCTCCACCTCCAATTGTAACTTTATAGGTTGTTGCTCCAACGATTGGGTAAGATGTATTAAAACGATAACCTCCAGCACCGCCACCACCAGATTGTCCGCTGTTGGCACCTCCGCCACCAGCGACAACTAAAATATTTGCGTTGAAGGGCTCTAAAGATGGAAGACTTCCACCTCCTAAACCGAGAATTTTATATCCAAAACCAGTTGCCATTAATCTCCTTATGCGTCGTTAGCGGCATCTGTAGTGAAGAATAATTTAACACCTAATAGTTTTGCATCAGCTGTTAACGTATCTTCAGAAACGTCTCTAAATATTTGAAAGAAAACGTATTCATCTGTACTTGGTGAGCCTGCTATTGTTATTGCTCCACTTTCTGCCGTTACTGCTAAATCGT